CACGGTCTGGTTTATTATAACTAAAATATCCCATATCCTGATAAGGACGTCTTCTATCGTTATCCAAGAAAGCATTCCAAGCATGTTGTAATCTATCTGTTATTCCCATTTTGAATTTTCACCTCCTTTATTTCCATAACTCTTCATCAGTGACTCCAAATTTCAACATCTTTTTAATTTCTTTATCACTAAGCTTTGTGTTAGGGTGTTCTTCCTTGTATTTCTCTACAGCTCGTTTATCGGAATAAGCCATACCGCCAAATATAGCAGCGTAAGCACCACCCATCTTAACCGCAGAAGGAGCCAACATCATAGCCATTCCCTTATCTGCATTTTTCTTGATTTCTTCTTTTGCCATTTCGCGTTTAGCGTAGTCGTATTTACCATCGAATGTTATGATAGGAGCTTTGGCGTTATATCCACTATATTTTTTATCGTTTATGTCATATATAGCATTCATGCCTTGGTCCTTTAAAGCTTTGTAGAATTTACTAGCACGAGCTTGACCTTCTTCCGAGTTATCAGTAAGAGCGATATTGTATATATCATACGCTTTCTTCATATCTTTTTTATTTAAAACCTCACCTTTTGTGACTTTATCTGTAAGTTTGTTGAATCTAGGATTGAAAGCGCCAGCATCTTTTGCTAATTCGTCAACTGATTTCTTGAAACTCGAGTCATTTTTATATAGATTATTAAACGTTTCTTGAGCCCTCTTTGGCGACGCGATTTTAACATCTTGTTGCGGTTTTACCGATACGTCGTAAATTTTCTCCCAAGATTGCCCTTTTTTCTGTAAATCGTTAGCTAGAACACCTTTGTATTTTATCTGGTCAGACTTCTTATACGACATGTATTGTCTTCCTCCACGTATCTCTGCATTTTCATGCAAACGCATTATACGATGGAAATCAGTATCCTTACTTAACGTTTTATCTGTAGTATATCCTTTATGTTTATTGTAGGCATAGCATGCTGCTACGGTAACAGCCGCTGCGGCTACGGCATATTGTTCGCCTCTGATACGTTTAGCTGCTGCTTGTTCAGCTTGTTGTTTGGACATACCTTTAGCTTCAAATTTCTCTTCAAGTTTTAATCTATGTGTTGATTTCTTTTCAGGTATTTTATACTCTTTCTTCTTTTCACTAGGCCCATCATCGTCGTAACGTTCTTTCCCAGCAGGAGTAAGACTACCGTCTTCATTTTGAAATCTTCTACGACCCCACTTTTGACCTTTTATTCCGTGGTGGTATAATTCTTCTGATGAGATTAGATCATTAAGTCTGTACATTTTCTCACCTCCTATTCAAAGGCGTCTTTGTTTAGTTTATACGCAACATAACCATCCATCATAGCAGCCACGGCGTCTATCTTCTGGTCATATCTTTTCTTTAGCAACTTACGGTTTCCGTTTGTGTCTTCTAAAGTTATACAGTTACCCATAGTAAACGTCATTAGTTCTTCGTCGAATATCAGCATCCTTTCTTCTGCTAGTTTCTTAAGTTCTCCTAATGGTACAGACTCAGTTTTAGCTCCTTGTATTACTTTTTCAATCCCAAATGGACCGTTTTCTCTTTCCCAACGTTCAACAAATGCTCTGGCGTTATAAGGGTCAAACCCGAAGCAACGAACATCGTATTCTCTTTCGATTATGTGAGCATCCAAGTCATCATAAACTTGTTCCATGTCAAGTACGGTTCCTTCCATTACAATCAAACTTCCCTCTCGCATGAACTCATCATACTTTAGACGCATAGCCCCTGGAAGTTTTCGTAATGTTTTATCGGTAATGTAGTTTCGAGTCTTAATTCCGAACGAACCATCTCTCAGTGGGAATAAGAATGTGAATGCGCAGAAGTCATCCCCTTGTGATAAGTCCGCTCCGAGCGCACAAGGCATCCCCCAGAAGTCTCTTCGTCTGTGAGGAAGAGTTTCTTCATAAGTAAAGAAGTAAGTGTAACCTTCCATTGGTATTCCGAAACGTTTAGCTAGAATATCATTACGCACTGCTGGGTTTTTCTCGGCTCTTTCTACATCTAATTGGTAAGTCTCATAAGTTACTGTTTTTCCTATGTTCGGATTTGCTTTCATCCACGTATTAGGGTCCCCGACTTCTTCAACTTCATCCAGTCTATAATACCATATGGAAACGTGAGGGTTGATGTAGTCTCCTTTTAGGATGTCCATTAACTCCATTTTGATTGTGTCACCGCTCCCATTCCTTACAGTCCCTTCCGAGCTCATTGCTACTATCAAGTAATCATCCAGTTTAGAAGCCCCTTGTTCTATGGCACCTATAACGTCTTCTCTTATATCTCCTGATAGCCATTCATCGACTGTTGCTATTTTACATCTTAGTCCTTGAAGTTTATTAATATTCATAGGTCTTATCTCTAGTAATGAACCGGTAAGAAAGTTCTCTATACCTTTCTTTGTAGACGCAAGTTTTGTTCTATTGGCTTTAGCGCCTGTTGTGTTTTGTAGAGATCCTTCGGTTAAGAATTGAAATAGAGGACCTTTGGCTCTTGTTATCGCTGTACGCATCGGCGACATCATTTCTTCCGCTTGTTTCATCGTTGGAGCTGTCGTTATTTGGTGCGTTGTGCTGACATCAACATTTAAAAAATAGTTTTGAATAAGAGACCCATACATTGATTTAGCCGCACCCCTAGCTACTATCAAATACTGTTTGTTAATTAGTCTCTTCTTTATCGTTTTGGTTACGTATTTACCACCATGCCCATCAGGCGAAGGTTCGAATACACTTCTTTCGACGAAATAATACCAACCGAATACTTGCTCAGCCCATAACTTAAATGAGTCCAATAGGTGTAAATCACTCCCATCGGTTAACGTTGCCTCGTTTTCACAGAACTCTATAAAACCGTTTATGGCTTGGTCATCGTAATATATTCCAGGATTCGCAATCAGGTCATCGATTCTGTTCATCTCCATGGAAATCTCTCTACATACTGGTATCTCGCCTCTTATTACAGCATCTCTGAATTTACCGTAGTAAATCGGAGTGGCAGTGTTCGATAACGCCATTTTGAATTCTCCTTTCGTATATTAAGTTGTTATTTCTTTAGTTCTTTGATAGCTAGAGCTATACTTAGCGTAGTGCTAGCAAGTGTTAGAGCGGTCATACTGCGGTCCATAAACTTAGACGCTTTCGATTCGCCCATGTCGATACGCTCTCTATTCTGTATCATTCTAGTGTAGTTCTCTTCCATATTAAGTCTATTAACAGCTTCACGTAATTCTTGATCAGACATTTTACTAGCTCTTTCTCTAGCTGCTACTTCTAAAGCTTTATCCGCTTTCTTTTGTTTCTTTCTACTTCTTTCTGCTTCTAACTCTCTACCAGCTCTATTAAGTTCTTTACCACCATCAACCGCTTTTTTAGTGGCATTTAATGCGGCTTTCGTATTAGAATCATATTGTTTTTCGAAATTTTCTTTAGAACCGTAACGTTTAGCTCCCTCTGGAGTTAAACTACCATCTTTATTTTGGTATCTTCTACGACCCCACTTTTGACCTTTAACACCATGATGTACTAACTCATCAATTCTGTATTGTTTAGGCATGTTATTCACCTCCTTTCGGAGAGTCTCCTTCCAAGTAAAGGCGCCATTCAAGTTCCGAAAGCATTCGATTTATACTGTCAACTAATATACCACTTCCAGGAGGGTCGAACATTAACCTTACTTTAAGGTAAATATAACTTTTAACCATGGTGATTTGCTCTCTATCGATATAATCATCCCATAACTCAGTTCCATCGTAAATTAAGAAACCTTCAGGTGGGCCGATATTAAGTTGATTAAGGATAACCAAAACAGTATTTATATGAATTATTAGGTCTTCGTCAAATGCTCTGTACTCCGGCTGAATTCCTAATAATTTCTTGATTGAATCCAGTATACTATCCATTTTGAATCACCTCCTTCGTATCAATAGACATATCCCATTATATCTTTGCCTATTTTTATCCATTTAAGGAGATCATTAACATTACCAGCATTAACCGACGCATTTTTACCGTTTACGGTTACGTTGTTTTTCTTTAGTATAGCATTTACAGCAGCTAACCCAGCGGCTATAGCCACCCCAGTTGCTACTTGTTTAGCAGCCATTGTCATTCTACGTTTCATCTGTGCCTTTTGAGCGCTTCTTCTTGCTCCTACTTCTGGTGCTTTTCTAGCTTTTGCTCTTTCATACTGATGTTGATCTGATAAATACTTATATTGTTTTTGTAATACTTTATTACTAGGGTCAGCTTGAAGTTGTTTCTTTACTGCTTTAGCTTCATTTAAGTATTTACGTGACATATCTTTTCCAACTTCGCCTTTTATAGCACCTTTTCTATAAGTAGTATTAGTTCGTAACGCTTGTTTGTATTCTTTATGCGCTTGTTTATATGCTTTCTTTAGATCTTTATCTCTAGAGTTTCGTTCGTATTCCATTCTAGCTGCGTTTGATTTTTTACCTAAATCTATTGCGTTCGCTTTGTTTTTAGCATTCGTATTCCAGTTTTTAAAACTCTTATCGATTTTTTCGTTTTCACGTCTAGCTCTTCTAACACCCCATCGCATACCTTTCACTCCGTAATGATAAAGTTCATGCGCGCTAACATAAGTCCACATTTCATATATCACCTCCTTACACTATACCGTAGCGTTTTTTAGCCCACTCTTCTCCTTTCTTTTCATAGGCGCTAACATACTTAGCAGCATCTTTTGTCATGGACTTTTTAACTAGCGTAGTCGATTTTATAGATACTGACGCTTTACCGTCTAGTAATATAATGGGCGCATTAACTACTCCTGAACGACTGTCATATTCATCTCTAAGCATATTAAACCCTTTGTTATTTAATTCCCTATAGAAAGCATTTTTAGACTTAGAAATCTGGTCGTCATAGACAAACAGGTAATTAGCGTATGTGTACATTTCTTTTAATTCTTTTTCGCTAGCCTTATTGTTTATCACTTTATTAAGTTTAGCGTCGAAATTATCAACAAAACCGGAATCCTCAGCGAAAGATTTCATAAGTTTAAATTCATCGAGAGCAGCTTTATCTTTCTTTAATATATCGAAATACATGTTAGCAGCGTCATTTGTCGATGGCGATTTTAACGCTGTTTTAGCTGTTAATTTAAGAACGGTTGACACTTTTTCTTTTGCTAAAATATTCATATACTGGTTGTTATCATTCTTTCCTATAGACGCATACGTTTGTCCTTCTAGTCCTTTTTTCGATACAACTCCGTCTAATATTCTTTGTAATTCAGCCCCTTTTTCTATCTCTATTCTTCCATCATCATATGTTTTATAACGATCTTCGCCATATCTTTTTCTACCAGCTGCAGTTAAACTACCGTCGTCATTTTGGAAACGTCTAACGCCCCATTTTTGCCCCTTGATTCCGTGGTGCTGTATTTCATTGCTCATGGTTATCACCTCCTCCATGGGCAGGTTATTTTATACCTTTCTTCTTGTGGTATTCATTTGTTTCTGTAACTGCTTCGGTAGCGTCATCCACAATTTGTTCCCATCCATCTGGATCTATTTCAGGATTAGGTAATGCGTCCCATTTTACAACTTTTAATGTTTTTTCTCTCTCGAATACTATTATAGGTTTCATTCTGTGTGCGTAGCTATCTTCTAAATCTTCTATAGCGTTGTATCCTTTGGATTTTAAAGCATTAAAAAATGCATCTCTATTATTATCATTAATATAAAGCGACATAGCAAATAATGTATATGCCGAAGCGGTCTCGTTATCCATGCCTTGTTTCATCAAAGCATCTACAATTTTTCTAGGTCTTCCAATAAACTTACCATCCTCGCCACTATATGATAATTTTAAGCTATACATTGGTGCGAAATCTACTTTTTGATCGGCCATTAGTTCAACAAATGTCTCGGCTTTCTTCATCTCACTTGGTAAAACAAGATCTTTTGTTACTTTCATAGTCATATCATATGTTTGTATATACTCGTCACTATCTGAGCTATTCTTTATCCAATTTGTTATTTCATGCTTATATCCTTTAACGTCAGCATCCATAAATGAAATATAAGCTTTACCTTTTTTTTTCACCTTCTGGATTAGCTGTAACCCTATGCACTTCGGAACCTTTTTTAAGAATATAAGTACCGTCATCTAATTCTTCGTCTTGATATCGCTTTTTTCCAGCAGCCGTTAATGAACCGTCTTTATTTTGAAACCTTCTAACGCCCCATTTTTGTCCCTTGATTCCGTGGTGTTGTATTTCATCACTCATTGTTATCACCTCCTCCATGGGCAGGTATCATCTTTGGAACGTTCGACCATCTCGCCAAACAACATTTTATCATCTCCGTAGTGTATTGCTGAGTGTGTTTTCTTGCTGGTACAAATTAAGTACTCTGGATTAAGTAGAAAGTCGGATTGGTGTATCAGGTCGTCTTTTGTTATAGGATTCATATGGTGTATTATTATCCTACTATCCATTTCTCTACCTGGAATACCAAGATCACAGGCGTTATCTCTAACTATTATCTGACTTCTTAACGATTTCCACTCTTGTGAATGGTAGAATTGCTGATTCAAATATCGTTCAAAGCCGAAAGTCTCCTCTCCTACTTTCGCTACTAACTTTAGATACTTGTATCGCTCTTCGAATGTTGCTAATTTCATTAGTTCAGTATATGTCCTAATAATCATCGTCTTCATCTTCTTCGTCATCGTCACTATTTTGTCCACTGTAGTTCTTCATTGCGTTTATAGCATTAGTGTAAAGCTCTTCGATACGTTTAGCTGACTGTAAATTCTCAGTTTTAGCTTCTATAAGCTCTTTCTGTTTCTCTAATATCTCTCTTTCTATCTTTTCTTTAGTTGAACCTAGTTTCAAGTAGTGTGTAATTACTTGAGAAGAGGCAGTTCCTTCGATAAGTTGCTTTTCTGCCAGGTCTACAGCTAGAGATATAAGTTGGTTCTCTCTGGCTTCTGGTGAAGTAGCAGGTCTCATTTTCTTTGGTTGCTCTTTTGGTATACTTTGTTTTTTCTTAGCCAATCTTTATACCTCCTTTTCATATAAAAATATACCACTTTACTAGGCGTTTTAGTTGCCTCCGAACGACTTTTCAGCGTTGAAAGGAGAGGGAAAAACGCCGAAACCCAAATATCCGCACATTGGGGCTCGGAAGCAACTAGAGCACCTAGTAAAAAGGTCTCTAAAAATCAACCCCCGGAGAATTTTTTAAG